CAAAAAAGGAGAAAAATATGTTAGATTTTATTAAAGATAGATTAGTCGAAAGAACTTCATTAGACGGTGGTGTACTAATCGCAATATGCGGATCTATAATTTTATTCGGCGGTATTGTAAAACTTGCGGCTTGGGTTGGTCTAGGTTGGGGAGTATATACCTTACTTAAAGGCGAAAAATAATGGAAGAAGAATTGAAAGCAAGCGGGCATCATCCTGCTGATACAAACGGAGACGGTAAAGTTTCCAAAGCCGAAGAGGCAATGTATTTAGAGTTCAAGAGAAAAGAACTCGAAGATCAAGATGCAATGAGAGATGCTCAACGTAAGATGGCATGGTTCTCATTATATGGGATGTTAGCTTATCCTGTTTTAGTAATAGGATCTAATGTTGTTGGGTACGATAAGGCAGCCGACATTTTAGGAGATATGGCAGGAGTATATTTTATTGCTGTTGCTGGTATTGTTGCTGCGTTCTTCGGTGCGCAAGCATGGACCAAAAAGTAAATTACTTAACTTGTAAAACAAAGAAATGTAATTATACAGGTCCTGTATTACACTTTGCATTTATATATAATACTACCCTTTGTCCAAGATGCGCAACTAAAGCGGTTTGGGCAAAGGGTATGCAATCAACTCGTGGTCGTAGATAAAGAATTATTTCTCTACTGAATGCAGTGTTTCTATTTTGACGGTGTCGTGATAATCACCATCGGAAAAATCTCTAATAGCGGTTTCTTTATATAAGTAACCATCTTTAACTCTATAAGAAACAACTTCTTTTCTAAATACTCCTTCCATTTTATCCAAAGATGTTTTGAAAGGCCCATCATTCAATGGTCCAAATGGTTTAGTTGCTTCATCAATAATCTTTTTCTTAAGAGGTGTTAGTACCTCAACATTGTGTCCTTTATAGTTTGGCATAATTTACTCCGTTGGGTTTTGGTCAGGGTGAGTACCTTCTAACCATTGTAATCTTTCTGGGTCATCTTCTGGTTCAAATTCTCCATCGGCTCCAGTGTCGTCAGGTATTAATTCAGACACAACTAATTTAAGTGAAGAATTGCCGAGCTGATTTTCTTGTACTGAATGGGCAGGAATTATAGTTGTGTTTGCTTCAGAGGCAACAATTTCACCTCGCATATCTCCTTCTTTATCACGTGCGAATCGAGCATTCCGAATCCATTCCGGATTATTTTCTACTGTATCATTATAAACAGTTGCTATATGGTCAAAGAATGCTGTACCTGGTCCTAGTGTTTGAAAATCCCAAGTTAGATAATTTACCTCGTCCCAAAACGCTTCTCTTGCTGCATGATATTCGTCAGAATACATATATGATTTGCTTCCTGCTTGATTACGACCAATAAGTATCATCGTTCCAAGGAAGTGAGTACCATTTACAAAACCTGAGCTTAACGTGAGAGCATATCCATCTTCGGAACATACAAAAAGAACTCCGTCGTCTGCGTCAAGGTGTGATTGGAATTGTGTTCGAAGATATGTGCGTTTTGCTTCGTTATCACCATCGGCGACAGGAGTGTCTGCCCAAGGATAGCTTCCGCCATTTAAGTTATCAATACAGTCATCAAACATGCGGTTGAAATCTGTATCATTAATTTCAGTTATTAAATCAAATCGTATTGCCATTATATAATCCTATTGTGGAGTTTCTGGTGAAATTACAGCTCCGTTTGAGTATGGAGTTGTTGAGTTGACATAGTTAGAACCCCAAATCCAACCTGTCCTATTTCTATTTGAGTCCGCGAAGTAACTTGCGTTTGCCGTGTATAATGTAAATGTCCCATCAGTATATCGGTTAAACCAATTTCTTGGTAAAATACCTTGCATATAAATTACTTGCGAGTGTTGTGTTCCTTTAAAGGTTGTTCTTACACGGTACATTCCAAGTATTGTTGCTCCTCGATAATTTGTTGGATTGATTGAACCTATCGCAGGAATAACATTTCCGTTTGAATAACCCCAGTTTGAAATTGTTGAACCGAAGTTAACTTGTCCACATACTACATGCCAGCCTCTATGTGTATTATAGAAATTACTTAATGAGATAGTACCACTTGTTGGAACAGTTGTATTGTGACCAGAGCCATAGCTATGAACTCGAGATGCATTTACTCCACCTCTGTAGTATTCTGCCATGTCAGGACTGCCACTCGCACCAAACTGGTTACGAATGTCATTCATAGAAATTGTACCTGAACCTTGTAATCTACTCAATTGAATATACCTCTTTTGATATATTTATTAATCTACGAGTAGTTGTATAATACCATTTTCCCAGTTTTCAACAACATCCACGGCGTATGATCTACTCTTTCCTGGCAGCTTGCGTGTTTCAACGACTTGTCCATTTTCAAGTAAGTCAACAACAAACATAGAATCTGGTCCACCTGAACCTGAATCGTTTGTTCCGTTTATAGTTTCACTTCTGATTAGTGCAGTTCTATTTCTGCTCATCATCTTCCTCCAAATCGCTTTCGCGAATTATAATACCATGATCTGTATAACCAATTATATCATCGGTAAACAAATCTTTTAACAAGACGGCTCCAATTACTATCCAAAATACAATGCCTAACAATATAAGTAATTGCATTGCACGCAAAGATAATTTTTCCATCTTATCCATGCGCAACCTTTCGTCTAACAAGTTCGTTACGAATCTTCTGTTTAAGTTTCGGTTGCGTATTGCTTTTTTCTAATGTTTCAAGCAACTCTTTTGTTGATGTACACTTCATATAAGAATGCTGTACTCTTGTCTTACCTGTCTGTCTATCTTTAACTACCTGACTAGGTCTAAATTTCATTGGCATCATATCTCCTTACTTCATTAATAATCCTATCAGCCTCAGGATCATTCAAATAACCATATACTCCAACGTCGGCCGCTGGGTATTCCTTTAATACATCAATAGGCAAATCCACAAAATCCTCTGTGTCTTTATCTATGATAGCAAGTTCCCATAGGTCATCTCTATAACCATAAGAACCTGTAAATTTAACCAAGGAGACAATGTGGTGATTAAACTCAAACACCTTTCTTTCTCCGTCGTGCCAAGGCAATGATTCTGGCCATTGACTCATTTTACTACTCCTGAAGGATAACCTTCCTCCCATGATATTACTGTCTCTAATCTAAAAGATCTCCATGCTTTCTTATCTAAAGCCCAGGCTGCAAGATGATCACTATCAGCACTGAAATCTTTAATACCAGTTTTAATTCCATTCTCTAAAAGAATATCTTCGTTTAGAGTACATGGCATAATACGAATTTCTTCCGTATTGATCTTTTTAAATACAACAGTTACTACTTCTCTTTTTAAAGCATTAACTAAATTTTGCGTTTCACTTCTATTCATTTTATATATCCACTCTTGGCGCCCTCGAAAGGAATCGAACCTCTAGTTCCGCGTTCGTAGCGCAGTGTTTTATCCGTTAAACTACGAGGGCTCATAATTAAAAAATTGATGACCAAAAATTTAGCCACCAACCACCTTGCTCTTTTACAATGCCTGCTGCCAAAAATGACCAACCAACACCGTTTAATAATATTAGAGCTCTATCTTCCCATAAGATAGAAACCCACAGCCATAGACCAATACCAATAAAGCTAAAGTATAAATCTAATTCATGGAACTGCGTTCCTGCTGACCTAAAAATAATTGCAGAGAGTACAAAAAAGGATGCGATCCATTTCAAATACCAATCAATTTTTCTTTCACCCTTTTCAGAACGAACCATTATCCTATGTCAACCTCTTCAATAATATTCTCTGTTGGCATATCAACAATATACCCATCAATTCTACGGACGTATGTTCTTCCGCCTTCTACCTTTTCAATTGTACCAGCAACCTCAAGGGTTTGTTCTTCATGCAACTCGTGTGCATATGTTATTTTCTTTTTCATAATTCTTTTAACCTCTCCCAGGTTTCTTGCCAAGATTCAACAGGATAGTTCCATCCCATTTCACCCAAGTCAATTGTTAATGCAAGTGGATAATCATTTCCACCATACTCCATTTTGTCTCCAAAGAAATGGATAAAGCCATATTCTTTATTTAGGATATTAGCAACCTGAGACTTATCGTTTCCACGAGGAATAATATCAATACTTATTTGACCACCTATAGATGCATGGAGCTTTGGATATTCATGATTAATCTTCTTAGCAATATTTCCACGCTCACCATTTATTTGATCCCATTCGTAATACTGCTGTCTTTGCTCTTCGGTGCAATCTCTTCCTATAGTAGAAAAGTTAATCATACCAGTTCTTTTCTCAATATGATTTCCTGTCTTGATTGGATAACGACTTTGATTTATAAGCTGAGTTAAGTAATTCTTAAACTCATAATCAATATCCATATCGTTTTTATTAATTCTTTTGCTTTTTACCCAATACTCGTTTCCATTAGACTGCCATACTCCCTTTACAGACTCGTAAAGGATTGGCCCAATTTGTTCAAAGGTCTTTTGACGATCGGATCCTGTAACGAGGTATACATCATTATCTTTACAGAAGTTCAACATAAAGGTTAAAAACTGTGGATCTATAGGCTTCCTTGATTCTGTTAAAGTACCATCTACATCAAACAAAAAACATTTTTCTTTCATCATAAATACTCCGTTAGATTCAATAGCACTGCAGTACCTGTTATTGCACTACCAATCATAATTGCTTTATCGTTCCAAGCATGACCTACCCATACCCAAGCAATTGAACTTAAAGCATACGCAATTTTACCTTCCACAATAAATCCTGCGCTTTGTGTAAATACTCCTGCGACTGCAAGACAAGTTGCTACCCATTTAACATAACTATCAATTGTACCCGTTGGAGTGGCAGGACTTAAATCTTCAACCTGTACCTGCAGCTCTTCCATCTCTTGTCTTAGTCGAGCTCGTTCCGCACTAAGCTCCATAGCAAGACGACCAGTTTTAGTCATAGCACTATCTTTGTACTGTTCCTTAATCTCTTGCTTGATTTGCTTTTGCTCTTCAGATACCATTTTCTTTTGCTTGTTTAACAACTAAATCCTTTACTTGTTCTAATTTATACCATAAGCCACTAAACATTGTTTCTCTACCATCAGGCCAATTCACAATGTACCTTTTATAACCATACGGTCTTTCCGAAAAGATTCTAACATCTTTATATGAATACTCAAGTAGCCTCAAAATATATAATCCTCAACTTTTGGTGGAGTACCCTTTTCTCTTGTTTCAAGATCTGAAAATATCCACGTAGAGTATTCTGTATACATACGACCGAGTATAGGTTTCTCTTGAGCAATTGCTTGAAGTCGTTTAGTGTTTTCGTTTCCTTTAACCCAAGCGCGATGATCATCACTATAATTGTAATACCAATCGTGTTTTTGTAGCTCCTTAAAATATTCTGCTATCTCCATGAGTCCTTCTCCTGTTTAAGTTTGTTGATTTCATCATTAAGTAGACATATCTTTTTATAAGCTTCGTATTTTTGAGACTGCTCTTCAGCAACCGCTCTCCTTAACATTTCAATTTCGTTCTGCAATTTAACAACTACTTTTTCCATTATCCTCACTTATCTTTTTATGTTTTACGTAACCACGGCTTGCAGCCTTTTTGCGATCTTTATGTGTCGCAGGCTTATTGAACTTGTTTAGGTTCTTAGCAACTGGATTTGATTTGTTCCTTGTCATTTCTAATTTCCTTTTCTAAGCCATGTTATTTATTTGGCGCGCCCACCAGGAGTCGAACCTGGAACCTACAGCTTAGAAGGCTGTTGCTCTATCCAATTGAGCTATGAGCGCAATTAACTTTAACTTTCGTATTCAGCCATATAGGCCTTCATTAATTTTTGCTGTAGCTTTCGAGCTTCCTTTTCCCAGGGCTGCTTCCAATACTCTGTATCTCGATGGTCCTTACCTTTCCAATATTGTAAGGCAACATCCAATTCTTTTCGAGCAAACTGTTTTACATGAACTAACTCATGTGCTAACGTCGACATCCAATTCCCATATAACGCGATGTCTAAAATAAAATTTCTCGGATCCAGTGACTCGCATAGTCCTTCACTGTGGGAGTTGTCTACGAATAGCTTGTGATGGAATTTAACGTGAATGTTGGTATGTAGCCTACGGATCCCAAGTTCTTCTGAAAAGAAGTTGATTGCCATAAGTGCTGATGCCTGTAAATTCATGTCAAGTTGTCCGTCACGTGGACCCGAGAAATAAACTTTCATATTTAGCCGATTCCTATATGTTAGCTAATATAAGTAGGAACAATAAGATCAATAGTATACCTACATTGTTCCAAATAAATTCTATTGTTTTCAATCCTAGCTTTATGAAGGCAATTACAATCACTGCCATTACAAATAAGTATGCTAGGAGTGTGATTAGTTCCATTCGGCGTCTCTACCGCCTTCACTGTATGATGGACTCAAATCTAATTCTACAAGAGGATCAAACTTATCGTCAGAATACAACGCGAAGTCATTCATCTTAGCAAGCTTGGCAGCGGCACGTTCATTCTTTGCCTCTTCCCTGCGAGCCTTATTGGCTTCTTGCTTGTCGTACTTGACCTTTTCCTTTTGTAGGAATTTCTTAACTTGTTCAAAGCTCATTGATTTAGCCATTATGCTACCTCCATTTCATTTTCAAAGTATTCATTGATATAAGCAGAAGACATAAAAGATTTTCCACCGATATGCCATCTGTATTTTTCAGAGGACATAGCAGCATAACCACCGTCGTAGTCTTTCCAATTATAAATTGTAGTAGGATGGACTTGACCGTCTTCCTCAATGATTTTAAGTTCCCACTCAATGTCGACTTTTCCGTCACCGGAAGTTTCAGTACATTGTGGATGGCCGAAGACCTTAACTAGGTCAGCATAAGATGCTTCAATATAACCTTGAAGCGAAGTGGACACGAATGTTGTCCTTGGTTTAATTTCATAATTCATAACAACTCCCATTGTTTTTCAAAATTTCAGATTATATTATACTCTATTTTCACTATCTTGTCAATAGTTTTATGAGAAAAAGTTCATTTATTTTCATATTTTTATAGAACTTTTCGTTATATGGATATAATCAATACCCCATTGTCATATGTTCGTATCCCTCAGGACAGTCTTCAAGAGGTTCTCCACAAATACAGGTTTCCTCTTCTTCGATTGTAGGAGCTCCAACCATATCCCTGATTTGAGCTTCAGTATATCTTTGTTCGCCGTCTCTGACGGATTGCTCCGCAAGCAATTTTATTTGTTCATATGTAAGTGCCATTTCTATTACTCCTTTACGATTTGATAAATCTATTCTAACAGGATCGTAGCTGCTTGTCAATAGATTTCTGAAATTATTTTCATTAGACTGCTCCTTATACAATATATAGAATTTACATGATATGAAAAAAACTATTGACATTCACTAAGAACTGTTGTAGAATGGTATCATAATGAATTGTTTGAGAGAGTAATAAAGCGTGATTCGGAAGGACGTAGCTCTGACGACAATATAAATTAACTATTGACATTGATCCCGAAGTGTGGTATAATGGTGGTTGATGATGGAGATAACAGTTTGACTAAAAATACTGAACAGTTCAGAATCCTGACTGCTCGACAGCACGTTCGAGAAAGGATAGGAATGTACATGGGCTCAAGTTCCAAAGAGGAGATCGAAAGATTTGTTCTTGGACAATGGACGAAAGCCAAATATGTACCTGCCTTATCTAAAATGGTCGATGAGATTCTCGATAATTCAATTGACGAAGCTATTCGTACCAACTTTAAATACGCAAATAAAATCAATGTGTCTATTGATGGAGATAAAGTAACGGTCACTGATAATGGTCGTGGTATTCCACAAGACAAGATATTTGATGAAACATCCAAAGAAAATATACTAAGACCTGTAGCTGCTTGGACAAAAGTTAATGCAGGTACTTCTTTTGATGATGAACGAGTTACGATAGGAACTAACGGAGTAGGTTCAGCAGCAACCAACTTCCTATCAAAATGTTTCGTAGGTAAGACTTGGTCAAATGGAAAATCAGTTCAGCTTGATTGTAAGGATGGAGCTGATACATTAAAAATCAAGAAAGGTAATAAAGCAGGAAACGGTACTGAGGTATCCTTCGTTCCTGACTTTGATTTATTTGAGGTCGACTCTATTGCTGAACTTGATACGGTTACATTAATTGAAGATCGTCTGATTAGTTTACAGATGGCATTTCCTGAAATTCAGTTTTCCTTTAATAAAAAGAAAGTGATGATTAATAATTTCAAGAAGTACTCTGAAATGTTTTCTGATACAGTAATCATGGAGAAGACAAATAATCTGTCTTACTTTATTGCTCCATCGGAAGATGGCTTTCGAACTAACAGTTATATAAATGGTGTTAACACAAGGCAAGGTGGTACATACGTTGATTACTTTATGAATTCCATTATTGACGAATTGGTTGTTAAGATCAAGAGACGTCATAAGGTGGAAGTCCTAAAGACTACAATTAAGAGTGGTTTAACTTTTGTTATGTTTGCTCGTAATTTTGTAAATCCTAAATTTGATTCGCAAACAAAAGAACGACTTACTAATCCATTTGGTAATGTAAAGGAACACCTAGAAATATGTCAGGTACGTGATGCTCAGTGGCTTGCGCAGAAGATATTAAATACACCTGATATAATTGACCCAATCATTGAAGCACAACTTGCGAAGAAGCTAGCGGCCGACAAACGAGCTGCTACATTGGCTCAAAAGAAATTACGTAAGGTAAAGGTTGCCAAACATATCTCTGCAAATAAAGATGAAGCAACATTGAAGATTGTGGAAGGTGACTCTGCAATGGGATTCCTATTAAAGGTAAGGGACCCTGATACGGTTGGAGCGTTTCCACTCCGCGGTGTGATTATGAATACTTGGGATATGAAACCTGCTGAGGTATTGAAGAACAAAGAACTATCTGAATTGGTTGCTGTATTGGGATTAGACATTAATGATCCAGATTCTGTGGACAATATGACTTACAAATATATCGCAACATTAACTGATGCTGACCATGATGGTATTGGACATATCAGTCCATTGCTGATTGCATTCTTTTACAAGTTTTGGCCTCGACTGCTTTTAGAGAATAGAGTTCAAATTACAAGAACACCAATTATGATTAGTACAAAAGGTACTGATGTTAAGTGGATCTATACTTACGAAGAAGCAGCAGAGTTCAAAAAGCAAGACGGTTACAAACACAGATATATTAAAGGTCTTGGTTCGTTAACTGAAGATGAATATCATATCATTATTAATAAACCACAGTATGACACTGTTACTGTTGATGATGCTTCGGTATTTCAAATGATGTTCGGAAAAGATTCAAATTTAAGAAAGGAGTATATGTTCGCATGAATTTAGAAATGTTTACTGAAGAACTAAAAGGTAATGCATATCCTATATCAAAGGTAGCAGCTAACGAATGGAAATCATTCGCAATGTATACCGTTGAGTCGCGTGCAATTCCAAATATGATCGACGGACTTAAACCTGTTCAAAGGTTCTATCTCTATTCTTCATTATTAAATAGCAAGAGAGATTTCAAAAAGGTATCTGCAGTCTCAGGTATTATTTCTGATTATGGTTATAATCATGGTGAAGCATCGGCAGCAGGTGCAGGTCAATTGATGGCTGCCACTTGGAATAACAATGTTTGCTTAATTGAAGGTAGAGGATCGTTTGGTACTCGACTTGTGCAAGAAGCAGGTGCTGCTCGTTATGTCTATTCAAGAGTACATGATAATTTCAATAAGTACATTAAGGATATTGATTTAAGTCCTGTTCATGAAGATCCTGAGCACGAACCACCTGCATTCTATTTACCTATCATTCCTATGGTACTTGTAAATGGAACAAAAGGTATTGCGACTGGGTTTGCCACAAATATATTACCGCATGATCCGTCAGACCTTGCTAAGGCTTGTCTACAGTACATTAAGAACAAAGCAATACGAACACCAATCAGAGTTAAGTTTCCTGATTATACAGGAGAGGTTGTTCAGTCAGAAGAAGACCCAACAAAATATATTTCGTATGGTACCTTTCAACGCCGTGGTAAAACTGCGGTCTCCATCACAGAGGTGCCATACGGCTTTGACCGAGAAGGTTATGTTAAGGTACTTGATAAGTTGGAAGAAGATGGAGATATTGTATCTTACGAAGACAAATGTAATAAAGAAGGATTTAAGTTTGAGGTTAAATTAAAATTAGCTTCTGCAAAATGGACTGATTCTAAGATTATTGCTAAGTTCAAACTAAGCAAGCCATTTGCACAAAACCTTACAGTCATTGATTTTGATGGTAAGTTACGCGAATATGACGATGCAAAAACCCTTCTAAAGGACTTTTGTGACTACCGCCTTGGGATACTACAGCAGAGAATTGATGCTAGGTTGGCAGAGTACACAGAAGAGCTAAGATGGTTAGAAGTAAAGATGCAGTTCATTCGTGCTGTACTTGATAACAAAATTGTATTTAAGAATCAAAAGAAAGCTGCGGTAAGTAAAATGATTCTTGAAAATACTTTTGCGACTAAGAACGATATTGATAGATTACTTCGTATTAATATATTGAGTCTTACAGACGAAATGGTTAAAGAATTAGAAAAAGAAATAATTGAAATAAACAAGACCTTGGACTTTTGGAAAGGAACAACTCCTCAAGACCAGTTTATAACCGACCTGGAGAATTTATAATGGCTGATAGAAAAGTAAAAGATATAACAATGGAAGCTGGAGTTTATTTGAACGAAGACAATATTCACTTATATGTTTATCTCGGAGAAGATACAACGGATCCTGTTTTTGAAACTGATATACCTTATGAGGAATGCGTCGAAGAATTTTTTGAAATGATAACTGTTCGCGGCAATCAGATTAAAGATGAAGAAGTTCAGTTGGCGCACAGCTTCATAAATAAACTAGAGCAAATGGCAAAATATGCTCGAAACACATTGGACGACCTTGAACGCATATGAAAAAGGTATGGACAATTTGGAAGTATGCCTTAGGAGGTTTCTCTGATGAAAAGACTGAACCCTATGACAATTATGTGGCTTTGCTTCGGACTCTTATTGTGGGGGTTAACTTTTTAACTTGCTTTTTTATTATGGCAAATGTAATACACAATTGGTAGATTATGGAAAAGAAAAACTTAAACTTAAAACTACTTACTGAAGGATTGGAACTAACAGATGTACAAACATTATATCACGAATTCTTTTATAGAAAAGACTATACATGGTGGAGAGATGTTAATGAAGGTGACACTGTTGTTGATCTTGGTGCCTGCGTTGGCTTTTTTACTTGCCACGCTTTGGACCGTAATGCTTCTAGGATCATTGCTGTCGAGCCTAGTAGGCAACACCTTAAGACGTTAGTAAGAAACATATCGGATTCGTATATTGATAAAGGTACTATTCCAGTACAACCAATACACGCCGCTATAGGTTCAACTAGTAATCACTTTAGTAATGTATTCTCTAAAGACACTGATTTCAAAAAGATGTCATTCTTGGATCTTGTTGTAGATTATAATATTCCTGAGATTGACTATCTTAAGATTGATATTGAAGGTGGAGAATACGGTATCTTTACGGAAATGAACTTTCCTTATTTAAGAAACAAAGTAAAACACATTGCAGTAGAGTTTCATATGAACGCTTATAAAGGATGTGTTGGACAATGGCAAAAGTTTAGAGATGGACTATTACAAAAATTTGATACCGACCAAGTAAGATTTCTCGAACACGAAGATCGAGCAAAAGCTTATGACGATGAATTCTTAAAGGCCGGCGATTTTAGTAAATGGTCAAGCTTTATGCTTTATATTACCAATTCTTAATATAACAAATAAAGTTCATTGGAACATGTTCCCACCACTTGGGATGGAATAGTTTTTCCTCTAAACTTTGATCTTGAAAGTATAGCCTATTTTGTTCCATACAAGGCTTCAGAAATTTATCCTTCCATTCAATAAACTTTTCGTTCCCACCGTATGTTGATTGAAGATTGACTTTCACCGCAATAAATCGAACTTGAGTCATTAAGTAATCTCTATTCTCATGATACAGAATACTAAACTCAGCTCCTGCCGCATCAACTTTTAAATAATCAATCGTTTGCAGATCGTGGTATTCAACTAACTCGCCTAACGACATTAATTTAGGTTCATGGTCAATTTCTTTATATACTTGAGATTCATAGGTACCTGCTCTATCAATATCAGTTCTGCCCATAGCAGCATTGATTGGAAACACTCTTTGCTCCGGAGCATCCATGATATGATCAGAAACATTTTTAATTGCTGTTTTAAGTAGACGACGATTTGGTTCAATCATAAAGACTTTCTTTGCACCAGCATCAAGTGCTTTAGCAGCAAAGGAACCAACACCTGCACCAACATCTACAACGATGTCATCAGGTAATATTTCATACCACCAATCGTAGTCTTTGCGAACAAATAAACTTTTATGAAGTTCAACTACGTCGTTCATTGATAAGCCGGCGGTATCAATTTCGTAAGTTAGGGATTTGGGTTTGAACATGATATACTCCAATCTAATAAATAATAAAAACCATTACCAATTTATTTATAGGAAATGACATGGCAGAAATAATAAACAACTATCTTTCTCCAACAAATTTTACAATTAGTGTGCAGAGAATACCAAATGTTGAGTTCTTTACTCAAAAAATGGTCATACCTGGGATACAAGGAACTCCTGTTGCGGTAGACAATCCATTAAAGGCAATCTATCAACAGAACGACAAACTTGTTTATAGTGATTTAGAACTAACAATGATCCTTGACGAAAACATGAATAACTACAAAGAGATTCTTAATTGGATGGAAGGTATCGCATTCCCAGAAGAAACTAAGCAACATAAAGATTTAGCAAAAAGCACTGACGGTTTATATTCAGATATAATCGCAACGATTACAAACAGTCATAAGAATCCAAATATAAGATTTACTTTTACAAATTGCTTTCCTGTATCTTTAGGTTCAATTAATCTTGATGTTGATGTAAGTGATGTATCGTATGCAACTTGTGGAGTAACAATGAGATTTGATTCAATGAAGATGGAACAATTATAAACTATTGACATATAACGTAAAGTATGGTATAATGGTTATGTAATTAATAGTTTGAGATAGAATATGGACACAAATGATATAGCAGCTCTATGGGCAAAAGATTCGCCGATAGATGAAACCAACCTTGTCGGTGAAAGCAAAAGAATTCCTGAACTACACAGTAAGTACTATAATCTTTATTATAGGGAAGTCTTACGTGTTAAAAAACTTAAAGCCGAATACAAAGAATTAGAAATGGAGAAGCGTAATTATTACGATGGCTCAATGGACGAAATTACTTTAAGGGAAAAAGGTTGGAAGCCGTTTCAGTTAAAAGTATTAAGAAACGATTTGGACAAATACATTCAAGCAGATAAAGATATTATTAAGCTAAGTCTTACAATTGATTTTCATACCGCAAATGCAAACTATCTTGAAGATATAATTAAAACAATACACAGTAGGAATTTTGTAGTTAAGAATATGATTGATATTCTAAAGTTCCAAGCAGGAGATTATTGATGTATAAGAAAATGATGGATTGGTGGTACGGGGAACCAAAACCTGAACCTAAAGTAATTGATATGATGGCAGATGATGTTGACCCAAACGAGGTCACCATTGAAAATGCTTATAAGACAAGATGGATTTGGTATCATACGATTTTAGCAATCGGTATCTTTTTCACCAATATATTATTAACAGCAATCTTAGTGATTTTAGCAATTAAACTATGAGTGAAAAAATAACAGTAGAATATATGGACTCGGTCTATATGAGAATCGTTTGTGATTCTGGTATAAAACAAGAGCTGTCCGAATTCTTTGCATTTAAGCCTGAAGGTTATCAGTTTAGCCCAAAGTATAAAGCAAGAGTATGGGATGGTACTATTCGTTTGTTTCAACCGATGAAACCTGTTCTATATGTTGGACTATATCCTCATCTTAAAAAGTTTTGCGAACAACGTGATTACGTATTAGAATCTCCAAGAGAGATCGGCGAACAAGAAGTTGTAGAGAAAGGATATGTTGAAGAGCTTGCTGAAAGAATCAATTGTAAATTTAAGCCAAGAGACTATCAAATAGAATATATTGAAAACGCTTTGCGTAATCGCAGATCTTTATCTCT